CCGATGCGTTGCTTGGGCTTGAGAACGTGAACATCGTCGCGCCCGCCGAACCAAACCACCAGAACTTTGTGGCTGCGTCCGCATCAGTCCCGCCGTTGTGCAAGATGTCGCCACCCGCACCCACGATTTGCACGCCTGAATAGGTACAGACAATCGCGGTGTTGAGCCGATATCCACCTGATGGAACGTAGATCACTCCACCACCTTGCCCGCCCACATAGGTGATGGCGGCGGTAACCGCTGCGGATGTGTCCAGCGTGTAGGTTTTGGCCTGCACATCGGCAATCTGTGCTGCCGTCATGAAGTCCCACAAACTGACGGTTTGCCGCAGCTTGGCTTGCGTCGTCGTGGCGACGGCTCCAGTTCCTGATGGGGTGTACGACACATTGTTAGATGCGCCAACAGCGGCAAAATTGTCATCTAATTCTGACAATGGGATAGTGTCGGTCTGGTTGGCAAATGTATATGGGACAGTCATATCAAGTCTCGCAAATTATGTTGCAACTGTTGTCCAAAAAGCATTAGGTTCGTTAAATGGCTGAGAAATAAACTGATTGCTGCGCCACTTGAGTTGTATGCTGGAACTATTAGACCAGCCTAATACTGTGCTGTTAGTGTTTTTCCATTTAAGTATCAAAGTGCCCCAATAAGGCTGTTGAACAGTTGCTATTTGCTGCCAACTAAGAGAACCACCATTTCTCCAATCAATATTTGCTCCATAGATATTTATCCACGGAATAGTATTGCCTAAGTTATTAAGCCAGACAACTAAACCGCCCGTAAGAATATTATTCCAACTCATAACAATTTCTACGAAATTCGGAGAATTGCCGAATCTGAAGTGTTGGTTGGTAAAGTGATAGTGAAAGTAGCAGCAGAGGTTTTATCCGCACCGAAGTCAAGCACTGCAACTGACTTGTTTCCAGCCGTTGCATTGTAGATCAATGCCCCCCGCGCTGTCAGCGCGGCGTTAAACACAGGGTTGTTGAAACTGATATAAGCCACGTTGTTTGCAGTATTGATGGTCACACCAGTTAGTACATTACCACCAGCCGTATAGCCAGACGCTACAACTTCATTGCTAGTTGTGTAAACAGTTGTATCCGCATTTAGCGTAGCAGCAGAGGTGTACAGCGCGATCTTAATCGAGTTCGACAATAGGTTATGAACTGCTTGAGGCAGTTCAGCCTTAAAACTTGTCGTCATCGTTTGGGTAAGTGCCATATCAGTTCACTGGTTGACGATACTGACCCGAGCGGAATGCATCTTGACGCTCAAGACCATCACCCAGACGTTTAGCCAAGATCAGGGATTCCTTGTACTTGCCGTCGTACAGAGCCATCATGTCCTGCTCACCCTTCATAAAGGTGTAGGCTTCGACCAATGTTCCGTACAACAGAACAGTGTCAAAGTTGTCCCCGAGCCATGTCTGCCCACCCGATACGGTTGTAATGGACTCTGGATAGAAGAAGTAATGCAGTTCTACGTTGTAGGTGGCATCTGGTGTAGGGCCAAGAAGAAATGTAAGTTCTTTTGCGCTGGTTGAGTCAGGGCCAAACAAGGCGTAGAACTTAGGAGTTCCGGTAGCAGTCGGGTTTGGATATGCTTCACGAATAAAGTTTACATCCTTATTCAATAAATATATGTAATCCCCGCCAGCCACAGGAAAAACAGCCATTGAATAGGCAGATAGAAAATCAGTTGGACAAAGGAGATACTGATTACCTCCAGTCACAACACCAGTCACGTTCTTCCGCAATGACGGAAACTGAACGCTGTTGTAAATGCGTTGCTCCGCTTGCACGATGAACGTATTCATGTCCGTGGTGCTAAACGTGTTCTCCGTGTAGGAGGTGATCGCACTTACAAGCGCCGAATAGTTCATGCCATCGGACCCCTAGACATCGTACCTTTGGTGGCGCAACCTGTGCCGCGCATCTTGATACCGCTGGTCTTAGTGTCCGTTGACTCTGTAGTAGTCGAGTTGGTGATGGCTACACCAGACATGGGCGTCCAAGGTTGCTTTCGCGGCTCCATCTTGGGAACAATACCTACATCTTTTAGGGAGAGAGGCTTGCCTGACATGGTGTGGGGCTCTGCGTAAACGCTGGCAGGACCAACTTCTTTGCCGCCTTGTTTTTGACTGTATTTAGCCATGATTCAACCCGTCTTTTGGCTAGCCACGCGAGACATTCCACGACCAAGACGCATACGGTCTTCGCTAGTGGGGCCACCCTTCTTGAGCTTCAGGGACGTACCCTTGCCGCCCTTATGCTCTTGAGCATCGTGCTGCTTAAAAGCCTTCTTGATCATGGCCTTATCTTGGGCCATATCAGACTTACCGTTTTCCTTAGCCATATGGCCTCCTTATGTCACGCTAACCGTGACTGTACCAACAATTCCCTGTGCTACCAAGTCATTTGGTGTTAGCAAGGTATCGAAAAAGCTGGCCCCGCCTACCGGATTCCAGCCCCATTGAAACACTCGACTGCCCTCACCATACGTCCCGATGACGGTAAGACCTGACTGGTAGTAGCTCAAGTCTCGGCGAGGCTCACGTACTGCCTGTGGATCATCTACCGGATACATACCCAGTTGCAGTTGCGGATGATCTGGATCCCAGCAGGTAGGACAAACCAAAAGGTTGTATACCTTGGTCTTCTTGACTTCCTTCTTGAGCGCAGTCAGCTTAAACCGTTGACCACAGCGGTCACACTCCGCAATGGAGTTCTTGCCTGAAGCAAACCTATTGCCCATATCAGCCTATGAACATCTGCCTTGGGACAAGCCGAATCGCTGCCTTCTCGCGGTCCTCGGATGATGCCAGATCCCAAGCTTCGTCGTACTGCGCCTTGAGTGTATCGAGGCGTTGAATCCCATCAGGAATCTTTAACGCAAGGTAGTAGGCCAGACCCGCAACCATGCAGGGGATGAACCGGAATGGCACATCCATCGTGTTCACGCCATTGCCAGCATCTTGGATACGACGAAGATACCAATACACAAAGGTGTAGGTCTGCGAAGCATCTGGGATCGGCCAGACGGTGATGTTTGGGATAGGCGCTTGCCTGTTGATATAGACCTGAATTGGCCTAGCCTGACTCAACTTGTTAGGAATCGTGGCGTAGGTAGAGACAGAGATGCGCGTGATCGTCAGGTCAGCCTGAGTCGATGAGTTTCCTGCGCCTGTACGTACAACGTGTTCAAGCAGATCTACCGTATCAGACGGGAGATTGTACGTCGCAGTGCCCGGAACAAGGGTGATAGAAGACTGTGCAACAGTCCATAGGTTAATCCCGCGATTAGCCCAATCAGCAAAAAGCAAATTGAGACTACGCCTTGCAGTCTTAAGATCGTAACCTGAACGAAGCTCCGCACCGCAACGCTCGAATGCTTCTTCGACCAGTTCGGTCAGATCAAGATTAAAGGCTGAAGTACCGGAGGTAGCCATTACTGCAACGAGTTAAGTGACGACTTTTGTGGACCCATCAGTCCTGCCAAACCTTGCGGTTGCGAAAACTGCTGTGTGGCGGGGTTATAACTGTACTGCTGCGCTCCGGGCATTCCGCCCTTGCCGCCTTGCATAGGGCCACCTTGAGGGGCTACCGGAGACTGACTTTGTCTGTACTGCTGCGTAGTGGGGTCATACTGCTGGGCTCCGGGCATTCCCCCCTTACCGCCCTGCATAAGGCCACCTTGCGGCTGTTGCGAAAGGTTTTGCTGTATTGGGTTCAGTGCTGGAGGGTCTATTGGAGACTGGCTTTGTGTATATTGCTGCGTAGTAGGGTCATACTGCTGGCTGAAAGGCTTGTTCGCCGCAATCCGTTGCTGCATCGCCATAGGCAGCATGGAATTCCGTCCCAGTGGTTGAGACTGTGCCCCTCCCGGTCTTTTCACTCCACCAGCACCCATTATTTCATCCCTTTAAGCGTTTGCGCCAACCGCGCACGTTGTCCTAGTTTACCCGGAGCAGAAGCGGCTTTTGCTAACTTCTTTGCGGGGATAGGTTGACCTTCTTTAGCGCCGAGTTGTTTACGCAACGCTCCGGGCTTCTTGATAGCACCAGCAATCCAATTCTTAGCCATTACCTAAACCCCGCTGTTTTCTTAGCAATCCGCTTTGGCTGGGCTACAAATTGTTTTCCAGCCGCCTTACCTACACGTTTGGCCTTGGTTGTCGCTGCGTACTCCGCAGGAGACAAGGACTTGATTGCTGCTTCTGGCAAGTAGCGTTCGCCTGTTTTAGACGAAGGCTTCCCCGACTTGGTACGCCACTTAGCCTCCCCCCAATTCTTCAGGGATTGCTGTGGTGCTTTAAGTGCCATCTCCGTAACTCCCAAAAGCATCAAGGTATTCTAAGGCACTACGT